TGACTGGGCTGACGTTTCCAGCTTGCGCCGCGTCGTAGCCAGTCGCAGCCGTTTGCGCAGCGCCGTAGCCCGTCGCTCCGGTTTGCGCCGGGTTGTAGGTGCTCGCCTGCACGAGAGGCGTGCCCGCATTCATTACGTTTTGCGTGCCCTGCATCGCCTGCTGCAGCCCGCCGGCGGCCGCTTGGTTTACGTTAAAGTTTACTGGAGCGATAGGCGCTGCTAAATTAGGCGCATTCATAGGTACGCGTTGGAGTGGGTCTTGCATCGCCGTCAGCTCGTTTGGCCCTTGCGACAAAGGCGGCCCTTGGTAAATATCTGACTTAATGTTACCCATTTCGGGCGTTATGCCAGCTAGTGCTGGAGTGCCACCCAAAACGCCGCCCGCTTCAGCGGTGCCTTCGATGGGCGCGAAAACGCCAAACATCTGCGAGCCTTGCGGGTTGCCCATTGCGTCGGTGATGCGCGGCCTTTGGCCGACTATTGCCGCCTCTGTCTGTATTGAGTTTGGGCCACCCATCGTAGGCACATTCGTAAGCTCCCCACCAAGGGGAGGCCCGCCGAGCGGCGCACCCATCGCTTGCGGCGCCATTGGCTGCGCCACGCCTCCGCCAAATAATCCGCCCTGGCCAGCCATTATGCGTCTCCTTTAACTAGGCCAACCACAAAGAATTGGACTGATCGCGCAGCAAAATGCAGCGCACCCTTGAGTGTTCGTTTTCTACCCGTCGCGAAATCAATGTAATCGCGAAATTCTGAGTAGTGATTGTGCGCCTTGCCTTGCTCAATCTTGCGCCGGCCTAAGTGACGGTAGCCACGTCGTATTGCCTCACCCCACCACTTGTCATGCAGGTTGTGCATGCACCATACAACAGCCTCACGCTTAGTCTGGTGAGTGTAAGCTCCAGACGCAACTGCGTGCGTGGCAATGACGCAACCGCCACCTCCACCGCCGCCTCCGCCGCCGCCGTCGTCACTGTCGTTAGATGTAGGGCGAGCGGGCGGGGCAGTTGCGACTGCTGGTGTCGCGGCTAACGCCTCAGCTTCACCCGCGTAGTCAGTAATGCCTAAAGCATCTCCGATGGAGCCAAAGAAATCTCCGACGGCACCCAATTCCCCAACGCCATCCGCGCCGCCACCTGAGAAAAAGCTATCTGAGCTGGATGCGGGTGCAGGCGCGATTGGGTTGGCATTATCATTACTATTATCTGACGCAAGGTATGCGCCAGTTGACACGTCATAAGTCATGCCTGGCGGCGCTGCGTCAATCATCTCCGCAACGGTCGGCGTTTCAATAGGGTTATTTGCGCCACCGACGTTGTAGCTATCTCCCAAGGCAATTTGACCAAGCAGGGTGTTAGATGCCATGCCAGTAAGCCCTTCAGTAATGTCATTCATTAATTGAGTGCCTGAGCTCGCAGTGGATGTGTCAGTAATGCCCTCGGCTGGATTGGTTATTAAAGACGAAGCCTGAGCGTCGGGGTCTACTGTCGGCGGCAAAAACGCATCAACACCCGCCGCGTCTATCATTTCCGGCGTTATGCCAAAACCTGTTGATTGGCCCGTCGGGTCTTGCTCTGCCTGCGCGGCCTGATAATCGTAAACTGTTTGGAACGCTTCATTGTATTGCGGGTTTGTGGGGTCAGTTGATACTATTTGCTGAGCAATCTGAACCTCTGGAGGCGCGATGTTAAATATTTGGTCATTAGGCTGCACAGCCAAGTTTGGGTTGGCGGCGAAGCTTGTCGTCTCAAATGTAACATTTTGAGGCCCGGCGCCCGCCTGAGCCTGAGCAATCGCCAAGTCATTCGCTTGCTGCGCCGACACTGCGTCACCCGTCGTTTGGAGTGACGTGTAATCCGTTTGAGGCCGTACATTTGCGCCAGGCGCTCCAGTTACGGGGTCAATAAAAAACGAGTTGATGTAATTGTATTGCCCCGGTCGATCGGCGGCAAATTCGTTCATCATGTTGTCGTATATTGGCTTCGCGCTGTAGCCCATCACGCCGTTGCCGTAATCTGTCGCTGGCCCCATGCCTCCGTAAGCCGCAGACGAGCCAGCCGTCGGCGTTGTCATGCCAAAAGCGGAGGCCGCGTTCGCGGTGTTGTCAAATGACGCGTTGGTCATGGGCGTGAATGCCGCCACCGACGGGCCATACTGTGGCACGAAACCAATTTGGCTGACGTCTTGCGCCATGTTTAAATTGTTTTGCGCCGCCGTCTCGATGTACTCGGGTATTTGTACAGAGCTCGTGCTTGAGCCACCTTTACCGCCAGACATTTATATCTCCTTCGTGTAGGACTGATGCAGTGGCTTCCACCCGTGCTTCTTCAAGTGCTTTTCCCAACCAAACCGCCCGGTAATGCTTACGCCCGCGCAGCCCTGTGCTTTTGCCCAATTTATCACGTCCTCGTGCATGCTTAAAATTTCGGTGAGAGAGCCCCTGTCGCCGCCGCCGAGAAATACATTCAAGACCTTCTTCCGCGGATAGACTATAAGCTCAGTTACGATGCAGCAGTTTTTGCTTGGCCATAGCTGCATGGTGCCTTTGTATATACCTTCGTATATATCAATGATGTCGTGCGTGCCGCCGCTGTATTCCAACGCAGCCACAATCCACTCCCGGCAACGATCTAAGTCTCCCGTCACCATGAGCCGCCCGAGAGCGCGGCGCGCTTCCATATGTTGGAAGAGCCGTCGTGGCTGGCGGTGCACACGTAAATGTAAGACGCATCCCAGCTCACCATGCCCGACACGTCACCCGCGGCGCCGACACTAGATGACGGGGCGGATTGCTTTACGACAACTTCCTTGTAAGCGCCGCTCTGCGACACGACGGGCCGGGCGTTGCCACGGTCAAACATTAAGTAGCCGTCTTCCGCCGCCGTCTCGCCACCAACCTGCTGCACAATCGCTGAGCGCGTTTGCCCCAGGTAAATCATTAAACGTCGCGCCCAGGATTTCCAGTCGTCGCCGTATGGCTCCGGCGCTTTGTATTGCACGCTCATCGACGCCCTCCAGGCACGACGTCAATGCGATTAATCCCAACGCGCCAATCCGCCAGGCGCTGACCCTCAACGCGCATCCTCAGTTGACGTCCGGTAAAGCGCACGCTTGTCGGATTGCTGAGAGAGTAGGGGCCGTAGCTGCGCTCCGAGCCGTTGGGGTAAAACCTGGTTTTAAAGACGGCGTTGACGTCGCCTTGCGTTTTCTCGTCCGGCAAAAGCTCAGTGACAGACATGACTTGATCCCCGGCGGATATGCGGAAGGGGCCAGTTTCGGCGAAGGGCGTCAGCGTGCCGTAATCAAAACCAATCTCATGCTCGTAAACCTTTTTGTCGTCGGGGTCTGCCATTAAGGGCTGGCGAAAGGCGCCGCGGTCAGATCCGGCTGTGCGTGCGAGCGATCCAATATACCAGGTGTTTTCGACGTAGTTAAAGGCGACGTAGCGGTCATTCTCCGTAGATTGCGAGCTGGGGTAAAACCACCAAATTTCGCCGAACATTGAGTTTGAAACGCCGAACGCTTTGCTGACTTGCGCCTTGTTCATGTCGTTGAACACGTAATCGGACACGTCAGAGTTAAGCTCCTGCACTCTGCCGCCGCTGTATGCGTAAAATGAGCCGACGCCCATCCAGAAGGCGCCCGCGTCAACGACGACGCAAGCTTGCGCCGCAGCTAAGCCGCAACTCGTGCCGACGCGCTCTATGCCGTAGACGTAAGGCGGGCCGACGTAATTCACGACGTGCGTATCCCTCGATGTTAAGATCAGCGACTGGCCTTGCACGTTGACGCCCGCCATAATGTGGCCCGACGTGTTGAGCTCCAGATCGCCAGCTTCGTTGGTCGTCGCTGGCGTCCAGGTGTTGTTATTTTCACGATCGCTCCACTGCACTTTCCTGGGATTACCGCCGGCGCCAAGGGCAAACAGGAAGCGCTCCTGCGTCACGAGAATGCCGTTATTGCTGGTGGGCGCGTTGCTGAGTATTGCCGCGACGGAGGAGGTGTTCAGCGTCCACTGGTAAATCTTTCCGTCATCCTCGTTGCAGGCAACCAGGTATTGACCCCAAGGCTGTAAGTGCCAGCTCGTGGCGGGCTGTATGCGTACCGTGTCAGGGCGAGCGACGCCGTAGCCGTAATAACCAAAGAAACCGCCTCCGTAGCCCGTGAAGGCAAC